CATTGTTTCCGACAATGTCGTCAGAGCCTGTAATGAACAAGCTGCCAATGCAATGAATGACATCAGAACCACGGTGACCAACATACGCCTTAGGGCTAATGCTGGTTTCCAGACAGTTGATGCTTGTGTCCGGGCAAGAAGAGTTCCTGACTTCCGCGATCTCGCATACCGTTCGTGGTTAATTCTTCCTACTCAAGCCAATGTAGTGTTGGCGGAGTGTGATCCCATGCTCCTGTACAATTATCGTACACTGAATAAAAATGCTAAAAATACACCATTTAGCACCCGTTTGCCTCTTGTTGAGGTAAACATCGCTGGCCGTCGTTTCTACAGAACAATGCCGACCAGCACCTTCACAACTTTCGATGTGAGCACTGACCGCCCCCGGTTAGGTCTGAAAACGTCGTGGTTCATCCAGCCCATCCCGGAGAACTACACGATGGGTTTTCGCATGCGCTTGCCGCTGCTTTCTGTTTACCCTTCCGTTTCCATGACCGAGACCAGACGTCTAGATCACATTGCGAAAGTTGAAAGAGAACTTACAGTTCCAAAACTGCTCACGGTCCCTGACAGGGATTTGTTTGCCCAGCGGTTAGTTCAGGCTGCTTGTGCGTTAAAACACGAGTACAAGCTCTGTATGACCGTAGGCTTGGAGAGGGGACACAACCCTATCCAGGAAACAGTTTTGGGACATGGACTAGCTCTCAATCACACCGCGGAACTCAATTCCAAGGTGTCGCATTTCGTTCTGGGCCACTAGAGAAAGGGCCATTCATGGTCGGGTACACGCCGTATGAACAAGACTGTGGACCTTATCACTCTTCGTTAAAACCTATGGTTTTCTCGAAGACCGAGTATAAGGCACAGCGTCAAAGAGACCCCATTGCGCGACGACCTCCCGTCGCTCGCTCATTGGGATGTCATGTTCAAGGTGCTGCCTTACCCCGACCCGCTGATGATCCTGTCTCCGCAGGTAGTGGTGCAATAAAACGAATTGCAACTGACACTGGACGAATGCCCAGGCGCACAAAACGCCAATTCGCTCGTTTTGTCGAAAAATTCTGCAGAATTCATGTCCCTATGTTGGATCAGGACACGGATATCTCTGTAGAGACCTGGTTGTCAGAAAACACAACCTACAGCGCTAATCGGAAAGAACAGCTACGAAAAGTTCTAAGCGAAATCTCCGAAGAAAGCGGCCCCTTCGTCTTCCGCAAGAAGTCGAAGATGTACCGGGTAAATAACTTTATCAAAGACGAGGCGTATGCTGAGTACAAGCACCCTCGCATGATAAACAGCCGGTCTGACGCGTTTAAAGTGACCGTCGGACCAATATTCTCACAAATCTCGAAATGTGTCTTTGGAATGAAATACAAGGGCTTGGACTTCGGTCCTCTCATTAAGTATGTGCCTGTCGCGGACCGTCCTGTGGTTCTCCGCGATTTACTTAGTGATTGGATGGATTCGTACCAAGTCACTGACTATTCCTCTTTCGAAGCACATTTCACGGAAGATCTCATGGAAACTTGCGAATTCCAGCTTTACAAGCACTGCACTCAAAATTTGAAGCACGGTCCTGAATTCATGGCCCTACTTCGAGAGTCGATGGCGAAAACCAACGTACTCCGAAATAGATGGTTCAGAATTCTACTGGATGCTACACGTATGTCTGGGGAGATGAATACGTCTCTCGGCAACGGGTTCTCAAATTTAATGTTCACTTTGTTTGCGTCTAATCAGACACATGTCGCCAACGGTTACACCGGAAGCATGGATGATTGGATTGAAAACTTTAGCGAATATGTGCGCGGTGTGTTCGAGGGCGATGACGGCTTGGCCGTCTTTCACCCCGATGCGAAGCCGGTAACAGCGACTTTCACTAACATGGGGCTCATAATCAAGTTGCAAGACTTTGAGGAAATAGGCCTCGCCTCCTTTTGCGGAAATCTTTTTGATCCTGTCGACTTAGTACAGATCACAAACCCACTGGAGGTCCTTTGCAACATTGGTTGGAGCAACAAAAAGTACGTCTCGTCGCAACAGAAGACTAGAGACGCGATCTTGAGATGCAAGGCTAACAGTTATTTGCACCAGTATCCGGGTTGTCCGATTGTGCAGTCCCTGGCTGCCTATCTACTGCGCGTGACCAGTCACGACATGGATAGGGAGCTCAGGTATATGCAAAATTCGGGCGTCTGGAAAGAGACAAAGTATCGTCAGGCTTACGATGCTTTGGATAAAAACGCCCCAAAAGCCATACCTAGGCGCACGCGCCTCTTAACCGAAAGACTCTTCGGTGTCACAGTAGATCAACAAGTGGCAATGGAGAAATACCTCGACTCCTGTCAGGTATTACAGCCCATTCCCATGCACTATGTTGACTCTGCGATACCGGAGGTGTGGAAACACAACTATCAGAAACACGTCATAGAACTATATGATGACCATCCGATAGTGTCATTGGACGAGAGGTGTAAGGCCTCAGCTTATGTTAGCTACATGAGCACGTTCATACCTAGTGTGAACGTTCTGAAACAAATAATCTAGAATAGCGCTCAGTTTGTGGTGAACTGTTGTTATGCGGGAAACTGTCGTAGGTCCCTGGTATCACTCGGGATCGAAGCAGTCGTAGGGAATTGGTAACCCCTTTGAAGACCTTTCTAATTTCAACCATTTGTTTCGGAGGAGGCGTCTGACGAGACATTAAAAC